CTTAAATATGACTTAATTGCTGCTTTGTGTTTTTTAGATAGTTTCATTAATTGCCTTTCAGTAGTGGGATGTCGAACTTTTCGCCAGTTTGATTTGGCTTAAAAGAAATATGAATGTGCTTATGGTGGGGATTTATGCCCCGATACTTAACCCAACGCCATAGCGATCTTGCTGAACATATTTTACCAGCGTGGATTATGTAAGATATACGCTTATCTTTTTTTGCTGCGAGTCGAAGCTGATCTGCCAAATCATAACTAATCCCTTGTTGGTCAGATAAGCCAGCGTCAATGTCGATCGCGCAAACTTCTCCGTTAGATCTTGGGTTGTGATCGGATTTTCTAGATGCGTGCTTATTATCGCCGATCCATCCATCAGCTTTCCTGCTCCTACCCACAAACGCTCCATTTATTTGGTCGCGTAAAGTATCAGCAGCTTTAGATAAAAATGGCTTCATTAGCCAAGTAAGATTTTTAGTTCGTCAGCAGTCAAACCTAAACGATCTGCAATTGCTTGGCGTGCTGCCTCTTTTGCTTCAATTTCGGCTTTTCTTGCAGTTGCTTCTTTAACAAATGCTTCACGAGATTTTTTCTCAGCAGCAGTTTCATCACGCTCTGTAATTGTTTCCTCGCCAGTCAGCGCGTTAAATTCTTTTTCAACTATTTTCATAATTCTCCTTATGCGCTCGTATAAACATAAACTGTGCCAGCATCAAAACTGCCAGCACTTGCAACAACTGAAATTGAACTTATTGTGCTTGATGAGTCATACCAACCGCCAACTCCATAACTTGCTGCCCCAGAATTATCGCTTGCCCCACCAAGAGATTGATAAATCTTAACTCCAGATGCATTTGCACCTGTTAATAATAAATAACCAAAACCAGCTTCTTCGGCGGCGGCAACATACGCCATCGGAATGTAGTTTTGTGGTGTTTGTGCAAAACCATTGTTGTTAGTTCTACCCCAAACTTGACCGGCGTGATAATAATTGTTACCAGTATCTGTATTAAATCTAAATCTTACTTGAAAGTCTGTCGCTGTTGATGCACTTGTCACCACGATCATAATTTTATCTTTGGCGCTTATGCCAGAAATAGTTGTTGTTGATCCTGATAATGATGTTCCACCTGCGTTTAATAAAGACCAGTTTGCACCGCCACCAGCAGCAGCCCATTTCAACCCTGTGGCTGTTGATGAATCTGCTGTCAATACTGTGTCATTTGCACCAACGGCAAGACGGCTAACTGTGTCGGCTGCTGTTGCTGCAATAATGTCGCCCTTAGCATCAACAATTGTTGCTGGAATTCCTGCATCTGCTGACCAAGTAAAATCTAAATCTGTGTTTGATGCTTTTGCTAAAACTTGACCAGTTGTTCCACCTTTAAGATCAACTAATGAAGTGTCTATATTTCCTGCAAGTGTGCGGATTGCAGCAGCACCATCTTTAACAAGATCGGTATCGGCTGGAGTTGTCCATCCAAAGTTTGTGGTAGTTGGCATTTTATCCTTTTCCTATCAGGCTACTATTGTAGCGTACTCCCAAGTCAAACTTGGGTCGATTGTGTTCCAAGCCTCTGTTACTGGCGTGGTATTCCAACGCATCGCCACTTGGCTAAATGCAGTTGGTGAAACATTAATTGTTAAAAACAGCTCATTAAATCGAGTGCTCCATGACCAGCCCTCAACATAACCTTGAAAAGCCCCACCGGAAATTTGAGTAGGTAAGTTTTGAATATCTACCGGCATCCCCATAAATACAGCTAGTAGATCATCACGATCTCCATTATCAATTTCAGGGTTTGTTATTGGGAAGGTAATCGATTGGAATGCTGGCTGTGGGTAGGCTCTTTGATCGATATAGCGGTCAGCAATAGCCTGAGCATCGACAGCACCTTGAACTCTAGAATTTATGCTCTCGGCTTTGTAGCCATATAAGGCAATCGAAGCGGCATCGGTAGCTGTAACCTGTGAGTTGTAATTGTTGCCATAATTTATGTATATGTCATTTCTAACATCTGATGACCTCATGACAGTTGATAATCCAGCACCTAAAGCATGAGCTGCATCTAGTTCAACATAACCATTAGTCAATAGATAATTTTGCCTATGGTCTGCATCAGCATATCCAATATCTCCATTATTGGCTTCATAAATATAACCAAATGCTGAATTAGCAATATCTGAAATGACATTATAAATAGTATTTACTGTTTGAGATTGAGCGGTCATTGTGTAAAGACCAGGTTGATCTATTTCGCCAAGTCCTAAGTTTTGAGCATTTTCCCAAGTTTCGGTTGGATCATAGGTTGACCATTGGGAAGCTGCTGGCACATCATTCCAAGTTCCCAATAAAACACTTGACAAAATTGTATAGATCTGATTGCCATCCTCATCTTGAGAAATGTTGTCATCCCAGATTTCTTTTGCTAATTTGACAAGTGAACCCATCGCAATAAGTGTGTATGCGATAACTGTGCCAGCTGCACCGCTTTGAGCGACCTCAACAGTTACATCTGTAATGTCGCCACCAAATAAACTTACATATGTGTTTGAACTATCTTTGACCTGTAAATCTAAACTGTCATTTATGTCAAAAGGTAAGGTTTGACCATTTAAGGCAACAAGGCTTATTTGAATATAAGATGGGCTTGGCTGAATATAAATATCATCACGACCAGCCTGATGCTGAATATCGCTAATTGCTATGTCAGTATAATCGACCCCACCGACAGTTAATTTCCAATCTGGAGCCCATGCTGTCAATTTAGTCTAATTCCATTTCCACTAAATACTGGCACGCTTCGAGCTGCGCTTTGATTAACTACTTTTCCAACAGCTCTTGCTGCACCTTCGCCATCGATAGCACTTACATAAATGTTAGTTACACCCGGATTACCTGCACCATAAGTAAAGTTGCTTGGACTGCTTGGATAATTACCAGCGGCATTTCCGCCAATATCTCCACCACCTGCTAATTGACTTAAACCATAAGTTGCAGCAACGGCTGCTAAAGCAGCAGCAGCAGTTCCAACAGATGCTCCACCGGTTGCAAATGCAGTAGCAACAGCAGCTCCAGCAGCAGCAGTTCTTAATGCCTTCATAGCAGTTACCAAAGTCATGATTGCGGTAACAAAAGCAACAATTTTATTGGCAACAAATACTCCAGTAATAATCGCACCTAATACAATTAGTTCATCTTTGATGCTTACAACAAATTTAAGAGTTTCTTTTACTTGATTTCCAAATTTGAATGCACCTTCAGTTGCTTCAGTTATGCCAGCAGTAACGCCATCCTCACCTGAAAATCCAGCAGCAAATGCTTGAATTAAAGGAACGGCTGTGGCTAATAAGTAATCTGCTAATTCTTTGACAATAGGTAATAAAGCTGCCCCAATTTGCTCTTTAGTTTCATCAACAGCAATAGATAATTGTTTGAACTTAAACTCAGCATTGGTTGCTTCATTGGCAATAAATCCATTATAGGTTTGAGCTAATTGAGTAGTAATTTCATCGAAAGATTTGGTTTTAAGAGTGGTCGCATCAATTCCTAGACCTAACTTACCCAAAGCGGTATTTGACCCGTCATAAGCCCTTCCTAGGGCATTTGTGACGCTCTCTAGTGGCTTGCCTGTGGCTATGCTGATCTCTTGAGCTAAAGTCAATAAATCTTGAGCCTTAGTCACATCTTGAGTAGATCTGATAAGTCTTGAAAATGCGGGTCTTAAAACATCATCGGTTGTCGCAGTAGCAATAGATTGAGCAGTTATGTATTTGTCAATTCCTGCAATTTGTTGCTCAGTTGCTTGCGTGCTGGATCTTATAACTTGCTCTAAATTCTTGCGAGCCTTTTCATCCTCAGCTGCTGCTTTAACTGCTGATACTGCAAATGCGGTGGCTGCTGCTCCAACAGCAGCAAATGCCAATGCCGCTTTTTTACCAAATTCTCTAATTGACTCTGCTGAATTATCTACTACCTTTTCGGCTTGTTTTAAGCCATCGCGCAACCCATCAATATCTGCTGCTAAAGCTAAAGTTAATGTTCTACTATTACTAGCCATTTACAAACTCATTTCTTATTTCTAAAATGATTTCCTCAAACTCTTTGATAATTGTAGGCTGTAAATGTCTGATAGTTGGATAAATGAACCAACCGCGAGATCCCGGCCCTTTAGACATTGGCCCAGACCATCTTGGAAATTGTGGGTAATTCTTAGATCCAAACTCTGTGGCTGCTCCAATACCTAGACGACTACCTTTAGGATCGTTTCTAGTATTGAATTGAGTAGTTGCACCACCTGAGAATTTTTGACTAGCAAAGCCAAACTTAATCTCACCTAATACAGATGATTTGCTAATTTTTCCACCTTGAGCGATACGATCTGCAACCTTGCCTCTCGATGAAGCAATACGACGAATTTCATCAAGCTCTCTTTGGGCTAACGCACCAACTCGCTTAGCAGTTTCCTCTTTAGCTATATCGCCCATGCTTCTAATAACTTTGGCAAACTTATTTAATTCTTTTTTTTCATAGACAATTGAAGGTTGGGTCATTTTTTATGCCTATCCTCCAATATCTCTAAAGCTGTTAAAACATCCGATCCATCAACCCATTCGCTCATTGGAATTTGAGTTGCCATTGACAACTGCACCAATAATCGACTTAGGCTTCCTACTGGATGGCTTTTGGGTTTGCATCACCGACTTGAATATCGGCAACAGTTTCCATCCAAGCCTCATAAGGTTTGACAGCTTTACCAGCTGCTTCTCTCTTATGTGCGTGATAAGCCAAAAACATTAAATCACTAACACCGATCTTTTCAGATGCTTGGCTAATGATATTGCCTGTTTTCTGCTCCCACTTCGCCCATTCTGGGGGTTGGGCAATATAAGTTGCTTGCTCCCCAGAATTGTATTCAATTGTAATTGCTAGTTTCATTTGTTTGCTCCCGTTTTATTTCTTAGCTAAATGATTCTGCTGGCACGCCAATTACTTGGAATGATAGAGAAACTGTTTGTGCATCTGGTGATGTTCCACCAGCTGATGGCCATACTGGCAAAACTTGGAATGTGAATGTTGCACCTGATGCAGCTGTCATTACTGTGCTGATTCCGGTGTTTGGTGCTGACTCAGCAACGCCCCATAAAATCTCGCATAGAGATCCAGTTGCGCCCCAGTCTGCCAACATTTCAACATCAAATGTGAAGTTGTTGTCTATAACTTTATAGACTTTTCCATCAAGTGTTTCGTATGTCTGACGATCCATTTCGCCAGTCAAAGTTGCACTTGTAGCTTGTGCGTCGAATGTGTTACCACCGATGGTAAAGGTAACATCCCGACCAGTAATTACTGTGGTAGCCATTTCCGCTCCTTAGGTTGTTTGTTGATAATAGGTTGATACTGTTATATCAGAGATCAATAAATTTGATGCTCCAACTTGTGTAACTGTTGGTCTATCGACCGATCCGACAACATATCCGTTAGGAATAACTGCCAGAATGCTCATGATTAGTTGCTCTAAATTATCCAAAGATGCTGGATTGCTGTTATAGGCAACTGCTGCTGTAATTGTCATATTTACACGACAACGAATTACAGATTTACCAATTGTTTCAATTTCAAGGTAGGGACTGGTTGGGACGCAAACGACTGCTGGTGGGATTATAGACTCAGGAACGAAAGCATAAACATTTCCTGCAACACCAGCTAAAGCTGTGGCAAGTGGTTGTCTGACTGCACTTAAAATTGTTGATGCTGGCATTATTGGGCAATTCCCTCAGTATCTACATAAGGCCCTAATATGCCAATGACCCTCGAATAAAGACTTCTCCCGATCCTGTATGGCGTACTGGTGAAATCGATACCCTCTATTTGTCCGCCTGGTGCGACTCTTGATTGAAAGACTTCGACTGAAATTGTGAAAACTGCTGATTTAACTGATTGATTTCCAACATAAGTTGATGCGCCTGTTAATGTGGCACTTCCGCTTGGAATAACATTTGCTTCAATAATATCTGCGTTT